AAGAAGACTTGATCATTACTACCACCCATTGCACCACCTGCAAAACCCCAACTCAAGTTACCGCTTAAGTCAGAGATGATTGCTTTACCAGTTACATCAGGAAGTGATGTAGGAAGTGTAAGGGTGTAATCAGTGTCACTACCACCAGACTGATCTAACGAACTCGGACCAGCAAGAGCAATGTAGTTTTGAACAATTGCTGGATCACCGCCAGCAGCAGGTGGAGATTCTTGAAAACGAAGCTCACTACCAGGACCAATGGTTACGTGATCATTATGCTGAGTGTCGTTACCAATAGTTACGTTACCGTTGTTATCAACAGTAAAGTTAGCTCCAACAGTAAGGTCACCTTGACCAGTTGGGATGTCGATAGAATCAACTTCTAATGCTGAATTTACATCAACTTTACCTGTACCGTTTGGATCCAATGTAATGTCTGAATCAGCGTCAACGGAAGTAATAGTTGCACCAACGTTAATCGTACCAGTACCATCAGGATCAATAACAACGTTACCATTAGATGCACTAGTAATCGTATTACCATTAACATCCAAGTTACCACCAAGTTGCGGGGTAGTGTCTTCTACAACCTCGTCAATACCAGCAATCTGTGTATCAACATAAGCTTTAGTTGCAGCATCCTGTGCATCAGTAGGATCAGCCAGTTCAGTGATCTTATTGCTGTTAGCATCCAGATCAGCAAACAGTTCTGGCGTCTCATCCGACAACAGGTTAAACGCAATAGAACCTTCAGGGATGGTAACGAAACCAAGCTGTTGGTCTACTTCAAAGATCGGGTCATCTACTTGGTTACCACCAATGGTAAACTTACCGTTGTGGTCAGTTGTAGCAGTCCAGATCTTACCGTTGTTAAGTTCAGTCTTTTGCTTAGTATCGTTAGGTACACCGCCATTTTCAGGCAATGCAGTGTAGTCAGTACCACTACCAACGTACTCCATAGTGTGACCGCTAGATGCGATCATAGAACGGAGGTAGAATGATACAGCAGCACCAGTTAGTACTGCGCCGTCAAGACCAATGTTATTGCTGCGATTAGTTGTAGACGGACGGCTGATAGTTACATCCCATCCAGCACCATTTGCTACAGCAGAAAGGATTGGGTAAATATTACCACCAATCTCTACAAGCATATTGCTTTGTGGACGTGTTGCACTACCATGCCAAGTACCTACAACAGGTGCACCAATCGTAAACGTAATATCTTGATCAGCTGCATCAACAGTTGTAGTTGCAGTGAAGATAGCAGCAGTAGATTTACCATCAGCAACCAATGCTTGATCACCAAAGTCAGTAGTAGAAGCAGCTAGGTTAGCTTGTCCACCAGTGCGACACTTAATGTGATACTTGTTAAAGAATGCGTAGCTACTGGTAGCCTGGCAATAACCGTTGTTAACAACAAGGATACCCGGACCATTCAAACCAACATGGGTATAGCTATCACACACCATAGAACGTAGTGGTGAAGCAGAATCAACAGTAGCACCGTTAACCAAAAGACCACCACCAGTAGGCGCGGAATCAGTATCACCTGCAGCACCACCAGCAGGGTTGATAACATTTAGGTCACTGTTATCAATTTCACTGTCTGAGAAGTTAGTACAGTTCTGAATGTACGGAGACTTGGTAATTGTTGCACCACTGTAGAATGCAAAGTTCCAACCTTGAGTAACAGGTAGATCAGGATCAAGTGCATTACCAGTACCTGCACCAGCTTTCATACCAGTTAGCGTCAGGTTAGCGATGTAAGAACCACTGTTAAGTTCAAACAACGTGTTGGTTTCAGTAGCAACAGTGGGGTGTATAATACAGCTACGAAGTGCTTGACCAATAATAGAAACGTTCTTTCTAGTGATTTGGATTGGAGCAGCTTCTTGATATACACCAGCTGCAACTACAATAACACTACCATCACCATAGGTAGCATCAGCGTTGACTTGGTTTACAGCTGCTTTAATAGTAGCTTTAGGGCGGCTAATACGGTGACCGTCGTTAGAATCACTACCAGAGCTAGCGTCAACATAGACAACCTTAGGTTGGTTAGTAAAGGTACCACCAGAAGTAATAGCACTCCAAGCAGACCCATTCCAAACAGAAAGGGTTAGGTCATCATCAACGTCAACCCAAACAGCACCTTTACCAATACCTTCGGTAGGTGTTGGTGCAGTGTTTTGTACGTAGTTTTCAAACCGACGAATAGCAGCAGAAGCTGTGAAGACCTTATCGTCACCACCAGCAAGAGTATAATCTGCTACTTGATCAGCTAGTTGAACCTTATCAGCATCTTTAATCCTGTCAAAATCAACAGAATCAGCAGAGATACCAATCGTTACCTGACCACCAGAAGTGGTCTTATTAAGACCAGTACCGTCAACCAAGATGTCAGTTTCGATAACATGGTCAACAAAGTCTTTAACAGCACCAGTGGTAGGTACAGCAACATCGTCATCAGGCATGACATCAGATGCTGCAGCTAGTTCTGCTTTAGTAAAGGTTTCGTTTACTTCATCTTGGAAGCGCTGATCCAAGGCAGCAGTGGTTGCAATAGTTGCGTCATCACTACGCCAAGCATCAGCTTGATAAATAGTATTGTCAAAACGATCCCAGTAGTTATCCAGCAAATACTGGTAAACTTCTTCAGGAACATCTTGACAATTAGCCTCTTGCACAGCATAACGAAGTTGTTCAAAGTTCCTGTTAAGGTCATTAGAACGAATGGCTGAACCAGGGTTAAACAATGCACGGATGTCATCGATCTGTGTGATACGACGGATCCGTACGTTGTCTACAGCAGTTTCACCAGGAACAGTAGGTACAGCAGGAGCGGGTGGAGCAGTGCTTGTAAACTCTACAATAGTAGGGTTAGCATCTGTAACCTGCCAAGGATGTGTGCCATCAGTCGTGAGCTTTTCGTCCCATTCTTTAGTTGTAGCGTTCCAAAAGTAAACGTGAATTTCAGATTTAAAAATATACGGGAAGTCAAAAGAAAACTGTGTCTTTGACCCGTCTCCAGGTTGAATTGTTTGTACGTCAGTACACGACATAATTAGTCACGATTGTTAATTACGGATTTGGGTGAATGGAATGATACCAGCTTCGGCATCTAGATCTCTATATTCTCCAGCAAGCCTACGTACTTCAATAGCTGTACGCATGTCAGCATCTAAAGCGGCAAAAGCTAAATCTTCTGCAGTTGAAAGCCCTTGATAAATTTGATAACGCATCTTTTTATACTTATCAAGAGGAAGTTGTTCAGAACTAATACCACCTCTCCTAGCAGCTTTCAACTGTTCAACAGCAGTACGTCCTGTTGCAGAGTTCATCATTCGACGGATATAATCCCTAAATACACCTTGTTCTCCCATAAGGCGGAACAACTCAGAGCGTTCTTCAGGTTGTAATTGGACGCCATCACGTGTTTTAAACGTAGTAGCCACGTCAAATTCAATGTCTTGTAAGAATTTTTCTTCAGGACTTTGTTCAGGAAAAACTTTGATTGGTGAATAAGCATTCCAAAGACGTTGAGCTAAGGTATACTTGTTAGCGATTTTACCAGTAACTGGGTTATAAAGATCAGGAAGACGATTGACTGGATCGATTAAACCTAAGAATTGATTACGATTTTCAACTTGTGCTTTAAAATCATCTTCAACAATTTTCAAACCACCATCCAGTACGCGACCCATTTCATTACGTAGACCGCCCAATGGACCTAATGATGTTAACTGACCTGCAGCAAACCTATTGGCTTGAAAAGAGTTACCAGATAGAAGTTCTACTAATGGACGCAGGGCTGACACAAGAGTGCCTTCAGTCAATGAACCACCAAGAATAAATGCTAGTTTTTCAAAAGTCTGTTCAGTGTAAGTTTCACCAACCATATCAAAGTTATCAGCGGCGTTTACTACTGCAGCAACCCAGTTAGCAAGACCAGGACCAAGAATAGTGTCATAGTTAACGCGCACGTCACCAATCGTAATAGTACGTCGCTCCCAATCACTATTTGCTTCTCGCGAACGTTGAGCACTACGATCATACAAACCATCGCCTGTCATCTCTAGTTTACCAAAAAGAAGACCAGTTACAATGGTGCCAGTAACAAATGTACCAACAGCACGTTTACCAAGAGTCTTATTTTTTAAATCAACTAATGCATCAAGGCGTCCAACTTCATCCATTTGCTCAACATTAAACCCTCTTCTACGTAGAATAGAATCCATAAGTTCAGGGTTGTTAACAAAATCTTTAACAGAAGTAAATGCTAATTCGTTGATGTCGTTTTGGAATGATTTAAAAGGAAGCGGCATGTAATCGTCACCTTGCTTGACCACATTAGCCATAGTAGTTGGAAATGTAAGGAACATCCGTGCACCAGGCCATGACTCAAGTAAACTATTAAAAGATTGTGCCATGTTAGTGTCAAGGTTCAAGGCAATTTCACCTGAGTTGTACTTAACAGCTTTGTCAACAATAATACCATTGCTGTCAAACATGTTGTTGTACTCAGCGTCTGCTAGTTCTTTGACACGTGCAGGAGTAATCTCTTCACCAAGGCGATCTAGTTCACTCATAGCGCGGAAACGTGCATGAGCGTTAGCTAAAGTTGCATTAGTCCAGCCATCCAAAGCAGTAAATGAATTAGGGATAAGTCTAAAGACAGGATCTTTAGCCATATCCTGCATCATCTCATATTGATTAATAAGATACTGCATACCATAATTACCTTGCGCAGCTTGATCTTCTGCAATTTTTTTGAATGCAGCAAGCTTTTCTTCGTTTTTAATCACAAGATCAAGACGAGTTGCTTCCATAACAGAGTTAGGATTTTGAGAAGCCCTAGTAAAAATCTGAGCAGCGTAAGGTAATGCTTTACGTTGCGTATCCCAAACAGCACTGTATGCCATCCAACCACGCTTTATACTATCCATATCTTGGCGAATCGCGGCTCCAACAAAATAGTTGATAGGCTCAGCAATAGTACCACCAAGGTTACCGTACAAAGCTTTAGCACCTGAACCAAAAGAAGACAGCATAGAGTTAAAATAGTTACCCTTTACAGCCTGCATAATAATGTTAGGAGCTTCAGGGTTGCCATCATAAAGCGGTCTAAATTTAGTCAACGATAGTTTAATATCATCGTTTAGCCTTTGGATACTGTTAATCCTACCATCAGTAAGTTCATACAGCTCCATGAAAGCTTCAGCTACTTTAGGGTGATAGTTATTTAAATAATCAAGATCATCACCAAAAATTTTAGCTTCTTTTTCAATTTGAGAAATAACTGCAGGCAGCTCATCAGCATCAGTAGCAACAGGTTTTGGTCGTTGACCACCAGCCAACATACGTTGAAACCTATTTTTAGTTACTGCTTTCTTATTAGCGTAGTGTCTAGTGACACCTTGAAGTTTCATAAGATACATCAAATTATCTTTGATGCGTTCTTTAGCTGAATCAATAGCAGTAGAACCTACATTAATACGAATGCCTTCTGCAAGGTCAGATACCTGCCCACCAAGAGAAGTAGCTAGATAAGACTGTGCACGGGCAATATCCATGCTTGTCATGTCGTCGCTGTAGTTACCAATAGCACGGAACAAAGAAGCGTAACCTTCTTCTGCTACGTATTCAACACCATCAGCTGTTCTAACAATATATGGATCAAGGATTTGTTGCAACTCTCTGCGACCCATAGAAGGGTCAAATAGTTCAAGAACTAAATTGTTACCTTGTTCAAGCACATCAGCATGTTTAATGTTCCAGCTAGCGCCTTCCATACCATACTCACCAGCGTCTTTCAGTTGACGAGTAAGACCAAGAGTAATCTCTTCAGAAGCTACACCAGCCGTTGCACCATATTTAACTGCAGGAGGGCTAACCATAGAACCAAGACGACCATATACAGTGTCATAGTTTTTAGCGACACGTACAGCATCAAGGCTAGCACCAACAATACCAAAATCATCTACAGAGCGTAAACCAATTTCATTCCAATCATAAAGATCATGAACACCTTTAAGCGCTACGTTCATGTCTGGATTAGTAGAAAGGTTATAAGCACCCAACTCATCCAACGCATCCTCTTGCTTCAAAGCGTAGTTAGTTAGATCTAACGCTTCGTCGTCAATAAGTCCTTCATCAATAAAGCGTTGAATACTACTTTGTTGAGATGCCTCATCTAGGTCTTCCCATTTAATGCCAACTGTTCCGTCTTCATAACCGTCGTTCCATATACGACGTGCTTGATTGTTAGCTGCACTTGGAGGTTGAGCAGCTTCAATAAATTTAGCAGCTTGGGGGCTTTCAGCAGTAATAGTTGGGAGAACTTTACCCGGTTTTGTAAATGCAGTTCCTTTAGAAAATACTTGATTTACTTCTCCAACAGCTTGCGCAAACTTACGTGCAGAACCAACAAAAGGAATAAGGAATCCAAGAGCTAGGTCTTCGTTGATATTCTTTTGACGTTTGATGTCTGGACTATCAGTGTCAAGTGTAGCCATGCTATCAGGAATAAAATCCCATTGAGATGGTAGGGATTTTTTTATCATACCACTGATGTTCTCACCTTCGTATTCATCACTAATAGCACCTACAGCCGCACCAGCTGCTGCCTCAACACCACGAGCGCCAAGGAAGCGCATAAAAGCAGTGTTGCCTAGACTCCACCCAACACGTGTTTGTAGTGCCGCACCGCCTGCCATACCAGCCCGTGACAGAAGGATTGTAGGGGTAACGACAGAAGAGATTTTTCGTGCAGCTTCTGCTACACCATCTTCATACCTGGATGCTGTCGGGACTTGAGCCCCTTGAGGTAAAAAGCGGTTAATAGCTTGTGCGGCAAAGTCAAACAAACCTTGACCAAGAGCAGATGTACGTTCACGTACCTGCCGGTTATACTCTGCAGGATCTTGTCCGAGAATGCTGCCTTGGTTTTCTTTATACAGTTCGTTAAATTCAGGTTTAACAAACGGTACACCATTGCGATACTCAATATGCTCTACAGCATATGTTTTACCATTATTAAAGGTAATTGTTTCGCCAGATAGTGGCTGCTCCGTAGAGCCAGCCTTGGGTTGAGGTTGCGGTTGTTGTGCCTCCCCTTGGGAAGGTTGAACAGCTTGAGCAGCTTGTTCCTGTTCTGCAGCACGTTGCTCAGTAATAGCTAGCATTTCTGCTTCACTTTGCTGCTCAAGTTGTTGCTGCAACGAAGTCGTAAATTCTTCAGAATTTAGCAACTCAAGTTGTTCATCAGAAAAACTATAATCCGCATCCAAGTCCCCAGTGTTATTAGGAATTGGCATTTGTTTTAAAAATTGTTAATTAATTTTTCTACTATTAAAATGTTATACCATTGTTAAGTATATCTTGACGTGCTCGCATTAAAGCTTGGCGTGCGTCAACACTACCTTTATTAACCCCGTCTGTGTCATGAGACCCTACACCGCTTGTATTTAAAACAGCAGCAAATTCTTTTGACAAGTCATTAACTGCAGCATCTAAATCGTTACTTAAGCCATTTAAATAACGGTAAACAGCTGGTCTCCTATTTGGATTTTTAATAAGGTCAGACCAGAACATAAGATCTTGATTTTCTGGTGTAAATTTATCGTCTAAGGTTAGATTAGTTTTACTTAGCCAAGTTTCAGGATAAAGGAACTGATACCTACCAATTGCTGCAGATTTACGACCATCACGTAGTTTTTCCTTTTGGAACGCCATAACTTCACGGATACTCATATTTGTTATATCAGGGTAAGACTCTGAAGGGAATATTGAAGTATAGGTTCCTTCACCACTAGCTACAACATCAGCAAGACTACCATAATTAGGGACAGTAGTAGAAGCATAAGTTGAAGGCGCACTAGGAGCACTACTGCGCATACTAGGACGGAAATATCTTACGTCTCGTAAGGCTTGTTGCTGGTCATATTCAGCAGATATTCTAGCTATTTGTGCTTCAGTTTCGGCACTTCTATCAATAACTGCTTCAAAAACTGGATCCTCAGGCATACCTAAAATTTGATTGCCTGGATTTTTTTGGTTATGCACTTGAATAGCACGATTAACCAAGTCAACTGCTTTGAGCTTTTGACCCCTTCCTGCATACAATTTTAGTGTATGACGCAATCTTTCTGTAACATAGGGTTTAATAGAAAGGCCAGCATTTGCCGCTAAAGAAGCGTCTTCCATTTCCCTTTGAGAAATTACAGCACCAGAAGCTAAAAGCTGATCAAGATTCATCCCTCCTATAATGTTGTTCTCAATGTCTCGCAGTGCATCTTGTTGTTGACGTGCAGAATTAAGACGAAGATTATCTAGTTTTTGAAATACAACAGTTGGGTCGGTTGTAGATGCAGGCTGTGAGTAATATAAAGAGGTATCATTGCGAGAAGTCCGCATGTTTAGATCATGCTGATTCTGAGCAAATGTGACAGCATCGTCTTTGTTTCCTTGATGTTTGACTAAACCTTGTTTATACCATGCCTGCCATTGCTCTTTTATTTTGCTTTGTAGACTTAAAAGGGCTGAAGTTGTAGCGCTATCACCAGTTAATTTAAGTAGTTTCCGAGCATCACCGTCAAGACCTTTAATAATATTTTCATAATTTAGACCATATTTTTCGGTATTTCTTGTTTTTACAAGCTCTGCAAAAGCTTTTCTCCTAAGTTCGCCTTCAAAGGTTGAAGCAGTTGTTTCGTTTAAATTGTCGGTAGCTACTAAATTATTTAACCTAGCAATTTCACCTGCATTTGCAGCCTCTACATCCTTTTGAGCAGCAGCTTGTGCATTAAGTAAAGACCTAGGTGGCGCTTCACCTTGTCTCCGAAAACTTGCAATTTGATCGCTATATTTCTCAAATCTTTCTTGTGGAGTAAACCCAGCTCCTTCAGTTTCGGCAATAAGCTGTTCTCCAATAAACCTATTTCTTGTTGCTTTATCTCTGTCCTCACGTTGTGTAATTTTATCCCTGGCATCAGTAATTGTATTTTGAATATCAACTATTCTACCCTTCCAAAACTCACCATAAGTTTTAAACTCACCGTTTTCATTTTTTGTGAGACCAATTTTTGCATTAGTTAATGTTGATAAATCAAGTAAAACGTTCCCATCTGGACTAACTCTTGCAAACCAGTCCCTTAAACGATTATGAGCCGCTTCGGCACCAAGGTAAGCAACCATTGTTGGCCAGATTGTTTCAATATGTTTGATTCCCTGAGCCGCATCTAGCTCGTCTAAAGTGCTTCGTTGCCTTGCAAGCCATTCATTTTTATTGTTTTGAGTTTGAATGGTACCTGCACGAGTAGCAGCAGTTTGTAGTGTTGTAAATACTTTATCGTAGTAACCGCTATCTTGCTTTAAAGCAGCATTGATACCAGTAATACCATTGATTTTTTCCCACTCTTCTAAAGCACGTTGACCAAACTCAAGTGTTTTTTGTTGGTCTCCAGCTGCTTCTCGACCTTCATCTGTGTTTAACTTTTGGGTATAAAAAGAAGCAAAGTCTTTTCCAAGTAAACTAAGAATAGCAGCCTTACCATCAGCAGTAAGGCTATTGAGTTGTTTCATCAACTCTGTGTATTCTAGCTCACTGATTTCACCTTTTGCATAAGCAACGTTTAACTCAGTAGTGCCTTGCATTTCTTCGACACGCATAGCTTGCCGAAGTTTAGCCATCCCTTTTACCAATGGGTGGTTATAACCAAGACTGAGGATTTCAGCTTTTTCTTGCTGCCCTTTTTCTTCAAGTTTTTGTACTTCTAGTTCTGCAAATTTTTTCTGTGCAGTAGTACTTAAATCAGCAAAAGCTTGATAAACTTTTTTACTTGCATCAGTCTTTACCTCAAACTCTCTAAGAGCTTGTTGTGAAATAGTCTGTTGCTCTTCAATAGCTCGCTGAATATTTGCTTGTTCAATTTTAGCGTTAGCTTTGGTTTGCCCGCTTTCAATTTTATAGTTTTCAGCCATTACATCAGCAGTGCGGTTGCGATCTGCTGTGATCGCATCCCGCTCCTGTGTTAAGCCTTTAATGACTTGTTTTGAGTATTCACGTAGCCTAGCTTCACCGCCGTCACCGGCTTGTTCAGGACGGAACCCACCAGGCTGAAATGATCTTTTAAATTTAGCCATAGTTAGTATCGAGGAATGTCAAACGTAGGTGCGTTAATATCAAATGCTGCCCCAGGCCCAGGAGCTAAATCTTTGTAATTAGAGTTTGGGAAAGCAAATTTATTATTATCTTGCTTAGGCAAAGAACTAAAGGCACTTACAAGGCTAGAAGCAGCACCACTAATACCTTGCATAATAGGTGCAGTAACGCTTTGAGGAACAGGTTTCTGTACGTAACCAGCTTCAACCTGAAGAGGTGCAATCCAAGCGGGCTCAGGCGGCATAGTAGGTGCAGGAATGTCAGGCAGTTGAGCAGGTCTTAGCATTCTAGATGCTTCAACACGGGCATCAGCAGCATAACGACCTAGACCAATATCAAACATTTCCAACGTAGTGGCAGAGATTTCACCAGTAATGCTAGCATCCATCACTGCAATTTGACGACCAATGTCTGCCATGCTAGCTTGAACACGTTTGTTCATTGAACGTCCAGCTTGCCCCAAACGTGCCTTACCTTCAGCTTGTAATTGTGAAACCATAGCATCTTGCCGATTAAATGCATACTCAGAGCGAGCATCATTAATAGACAACTGTGCTTTCTTTTGTGCCTGCTGTTCTGCAAGTGCATTAAAAGTGAGCTGTTTGTTGCTAATTTGGTTGTTAATTAGATACGCTTCAGCGTTTGTTTTCTCTTCTAACGCCCTAATAGTAGTATCATATTGCCATTTTTGGATAGCAGTATCATAGTTATATTGAGCCTGTTTACGGTAGTTATCGCGGTCAGCTTCAAACTGACGACGTGCTGCTACATTTTGAGCACGGGCTTGTCTTTCTGCAGCATTCTTCTCCTTTTCGTAAGCAACTTTCTGTGCTTCGTTAGCTTTTTCAGCTTCTTTGGCTGCAGAAATACCACCAAATAAAGAGGTAGCAGCAGAAATCCCTCCCAAAATAAGGGAAGGTTCAATGGTCATCTCCAACCCAGATTCAGCTAGCTGTTCATCTAGGAGGTTGAAGTTTTTATTCAATTCAAACATTAAGTCCTCCTATAGAATCGGGGAGAATAGTTACCTTCCCACATCATTGATACCAACGACACAGGATATGGATAATTACTTGTCACTTTTAATTCAAAGTTAGTGTTACGTCGATGTACGGGTACAGTAAATACACGTTCAGATACTACAGGATTGGTGTCTCCAGAGTAGTAATCAGCCTCTGCTGTATGTTGGATGTTACTCCAATCATTAGCACCAGTTGCTTTAATCTTAAATGTAACAGCACCTGTCTTACCAATAGAGAATTTAACCCTAGAAATAGTTAAGGTAGCTGTGTAATCAGTTGTAACTTCATTACGCCTGAAGTAAAACTTAGGAAGTGTAGCCTCAAAGTCATAGTTATAACCAACTACAATACCGTCAGCATAACCAGAGAAGTCACCCTTTACTTCAAAATATCTAAATCCTGTACTAATCTCTGTACGCTCTGTAGCAGCCGCCCAATACCCTTGGTCAGAGGCAAGCTCATCATCTGTACCGCTGTCTGCAGTAGGCACAGTGAGTAGCATGGCTCCTTCTTTATCTTGGATTGGGGTGAAGGGTACGTAGACTTTAGTGATGTCATTGGTTTCATCGTAGACAACAGCATCAACAGCTGGATCGGGTTTTACAGGACGTGTTGCGAAATCAAGACAAGAGTTACCACTGATGTCGGAAGCTTCTGCAATGACACTACCATTTGGTATTTCATCTAATTCAATTTTACCAATGGTATATTCGTCTTCATGTTGTCCTACAACATAGACAGCATCGTTGATAATTTTAGCAGCTTGAATAGTGTTAGGCAGTTGCCATTTAGTCCAAGCTTGGAATAGATCCTCCTTACCGTTGTTATAGTACCTATAGAGATAGAGGTAAGAAGTATCCCTATCAACAAGCATAATAACAGAGTTAGGTGGGCTTGTAGTCATGCCATCTACTGTATCTGGAATCCACTCCAATACAGCTTTACTGATGTCTACAACAATAGGTGTCTGCTCTACATCACGTAGCTGTAGGGTAAACAGTTTGCTGTACCCAGGTACACGACTAACAAAAGCAGGTGAAGTACCTACGTCAATAGGTGCAATATCTGTAGCCATCTCATAGTTAGAGAGGGCACGGATCACAGCGGAGCTAGGTGTAAGGATACTAGCGTCAGTTGCATACAGCTGGAACTGTTGACGTTCACTAAATAAGATAAGACCCTGTGGTGAAGGCAAGACATCAGACAACGTAACAGGACGTACACTAGATACGTTCAAATCAATTGGATCTGAATCAATCTGTGTGAGTGCTGATTTAACAAAGAAGTTATAAGAGTCGTTAGCAACACCTAGAAAAATGTTGTCACCAGACAACACACCAAAGCGATTGCTGTAGAAGAATGTTGAGCTGATAGCAGAGCCAATAAATGAAGGCTCAGGGCTGGTGGTATTGTCTCCAGTCAACCTACCGTTCCAAGTAATAGGACCAAAGGTAAATGTAGTAGCCCCTGTGTTAACCAACTCATGTGGCATTGTAGCTGCATCTAATCCAGGAGAAGCATCACGTGCCAGTGTTTCTTCCCAATAACCATCACCACCAGTGCCATTATAGGCAACGTATTTAACGTAGTAATCGTCATCAGCAGACTCACTGTTTAAAATCCTTACGGTGTTACCGTGGAAAGATTGTAGAGCTAATTTGTCAACAGTAGTTACGTCGTCTAAGTAAACCTGAAGGGAATCATTTGTTACACCACCTTTAGCATTAAGAGTGAACGCCAAGGCAGTACCGCCAGGAGTACTATAATCTGTTACAACACCGTTAGCTTCGTTTGTACGACGAATAACCAGACTGTTGATATATCCTTCTAAGTACCACCTTCCAGTAAAATCAGGGTCACTAGCAGCTTGTCTAGCAAGGATATGTGCTCGAATTGCATCCATCATGTGACGGTTACTATGCACATCACCGGTGGTAAACAACAGCATTTGGTCGAAGGTATCATTACTAGGAGTAAATGTAATATTATCCCCTTGCAAAGTGACAGTATAAAGATTATCTTCTACTGCAATTAATTTTAACGTACCAACAGAGTTAGCTAAATAGGTACCATCTGCCTGCATAGCAGTGGTTACTGTTTTATTGGTAATAACTGTAGTGTCTTGAATGCTACGGAAGTGGTAGTCGTTCTGGCTAGCACCTGTAAGGTAAGCAGTACCACTATTAGTTACTGTACAAAACGTACCATCCTCTGCAGTCCACACAAAGATGTCAGTACCTTTAATACAACCAATGTAAGACCCAGCAGTAGCACGGTCAATAAAGAACCAAGACGCATCTTCTAGTTCACTCTCTGTAAATGCATCACCATTAGCTTTACGCAATACATTAGTATATTGCATACCGGGTCTTTTAAGAAGACCAAAGGTAGGGTCAGGATAACCGTTAATACACTCAGTTAGCTGACCTTCTAGTTTCTTGTCGTCATTTTGTTTAGAGACACCACCAAGAAAATTAGGTGTCAGTTGAGTTACTACTGGCATTAGCGTTGCAAGGTATGGTACGGCTGATAGCTTTGATAATAGTTTCCAGTCTTAGGACTTCCGAAGTAAGTGTAGTCACCTTGGTTGCACTCATACTCCATTGCCATAGCACGTGCAAAAGCTTCTTTTTGTTGAAGCATTTGGAATTGATTTGGGTCACCGATAATACGGCTAGACACAATAGCAGCAGCACGTGCTACGATAAATGCTTGAACAGGTTGAGGGATGTTCTCCCAATCAAAGTACCAAGTAATATCTACATAGAGTTTTTCGTCAGTCCACTTATTAGAATGGGCAATACGGTCATAGAGTTTACCTCCACGGTTAATAGAATCCCTACCCATGTTTTGAGTGTAGGATGAGTTAAGATCCATTTGAAGAATGTTATTAGCAATCTTCACTTCATTATTAGAATCAGGTGTAACGGGATAATCCAATTCTTTATTGAAAGACCAGCCTTCAGACTGGACTTCACGTGAGACTTCCCTCAGGGTGTTGAGTGCAATCGCAACGTCCGGGTTGGTTTGAGTTTCAACTCTACTTGTAACAAGTGATTGGGTAAGAGAACGTTCTGCAACAGTCTGTGAGATGTTTACAGTGTACTCGTAGGTAACAGGATCAGTAGCAGGTACTACTTCGACACCAGCAGTAGCAATGGATGTACCAGACTCTACACCAGTACCACCAATATAAGTACCAACAGGAATGTTAGCAGTAGTAGTGGTTAGAGTGGTGCCTGCAATAGAACCAATAAACCTATCAACTTCATTAATTACAAGAGTTTCTTCAGTTGTCAACGTGGTTACAGGAGCCTGACCAACTGACGCCAGGATCTGATTAACAGCTTGTAGCTCGGAGCTGGAGCCAGTAGTAGGAAAAGGCATAATTGTAAATGAGTTTTATTCTCAATAAAGAATTAAAAAAAAGGAGCCCCCGAAGAGGCTCCCAAAA